TGGTGGTTCTAAAACTAGCCAACATTGTAAAGGTCAAGCAGTAGATATTGAAGTTCCTACTATCAGCAATTTAGATTTAGCAAACTGGTGTAGTGTTCATTTAACTTTTGACCAGATAATTTTAGAGTTTTACAAAGAAGGTGAGCCTACTTCTGGCTGGGTTCATATATCTTACAACTTAGAAAGTAATAGAAAAAAATATTTAACTTTTGACGGCAAACAATATAAGGAAATGAAATAATGGCAATTACAGCACTAATAGCACCAGCTACAAAATTAATTGGTAAATTTGTAAAAGATAAAACAAAACAAATGGAATTGGCTCACGAAATAAGCACTATGGCAGAAAAACATAGTCAAGAACTTGCATTGGCTCAAATAAAACTGAACACCGAAGAAGCTAAAGGGAACTGGTTTCAGTCAAGCTGGAGACCCTTGTGTGGGTGGATTTGCGCTATGTCTTTAGGTATCAACTTTATGATTTCACCAATTTGCGCTGGATTTGGTATTGTTATTCCTCAAGCTGATATGACAATAATGATGCCCTTGTTATTAGGTATGCTTGGAATAGGTGGTCTAAGAACTTTTGAAAAATATAAAAAAGTAGATACGAAAATGAATGGAGCAAAAAAATAAAAGAAAAAGATTTAGAAAAAAATAAAAAGCAAGAACAATTAACAGAAAATAATCAAAGTGAAATATTAGAAGAAGATATAGCTGGAATGGATAATGATTGGGTAAGCATTTACAAAGGATTAAATGATGGAACAAACAATAGAAAATTTTGAAGGTACTAAAAATATCCACATAGATTCTGGGGGTAAAACAGATTTAGAAGTTGGTATTCAATTTATTTATGATATGAGAGAACACCCAGTAGACATACTAATTGCTACTGTTTATGCAATAGTTGTATATGCAATAGTAATGTGGATTACAAAAAAATTTAGAAAATAAAAGGGAGAAACTTATGAAAAAACAAAAAAGCAAACCTAAAACTAAGGAGGTTGGTATGAAGAACAAAATAAAAAAACTTTGGAATAAATTAGAAAATTATAAAATGTGGGTGAAAATTATTTTAGTTTTTGCTATTCTAATAACAATACATTCAATAATACAACACTAGGAGATTATTATGCCGTATCATACTGGAAAAGGAACACATTCTAAAGGAATGAAGAAAAAGGGAAAGAAGAAGAAAAAAAATAAAATGAAAACTAAAAGAAGATAATGGTTAAAGTTGCATCTATTAGGAAGTTTACAAAAGACCTGACACCTAGACAACGCAAGACTATGAACAGACACGCAAGACACCATAGTCTAAAACATATGCGCTCAATGGCTAATGCAATGCGAAAAGGTGCAACTTTTAAAACTGCTCATACCAGAGCAATGAGGTCAGTTGGAAAATGACTGGTTTCACTACAACTGCAACCATATCTGAATTAATAGACAAAAGACCTATTAACAGAAAAAGAAAACGAAATAAAACACGCAATAAAAGGGTTTTAAAGGCGAAGCAGAAGCTTTTAAGACTTTCTTAATACAAACTACCCCTCCCTAAAGAAATACCCTAGCTTTCATTGGCTAGGGTATAGGTTATTATTATTATAATTTTGGGTTTCCTTAATAATGAGGAGACTGAGGAGTAATCAAAACCCAAAGATACAATTATACTAGCAAAGTGGCAAATATACAACAATAGAAAAAAAATAAATTATTTTATAAATAAGTGTTGCAATAACCTAATTTGTTTGCTAGGTTATTAATAATGAAGATATTTAATAATAATAATAATGAGGATAAAATGACAAATTTAGAAATAGCCAACACAATTAAAAATCAAATACATCCATTAGTTTTAGACTGCGCTGGAGCGCACGATTTTAGAGCGCATAACAGATGTTTATTTTTTAAAATACAAAACACCACTTTATACAAAAAAGCATTAGTTTTAATAGAATTATCTTTAAGTGATGATTACAACATTAAATTAATGAACCCTGATACTTACGAAGAACTAAAGAAAATAAAAGGAATTTATGCGCCAGAGCTTTCAAGAGTTTTAGAAACATTATGGGAAACTCCTGAACAGCTTAAAACTTGGAAAGAGCATAATGCCGAAGCACCAATATTAAAAGTCAAATAATAAAATTAGGAGATAATAATGTTAGAGAAAATGTTAAAAGATGCAATGAAAGTAGATGAGTTAGTAAATCAATTAAATGAGGTTGATAAAGAATGTGGATTTCATGATGGTTCATTTGAAAGTATGTTAGGTTACTACACTAAAGATATTATTATAGCTGAAGCCAAGAGCAGGTTGAATATGGCTAATGAAAATTTAGAAGATACCTTTGGTTATGAAGAAGGTGATGTAGAATACAAAACCATCAAGAGAGAAAAAAGACAGTTAGAAAAATTTATAAAGAAATGGAAAAGAGTGTTGACTAAACCTAGAAAATAAATTAGGTTTATAATATGAATAATAATAATAATAATAAAAAGGAGGTTGTTATGATTCAATCAAAATCAAATTTTCAATATGATGTATTTCTAATTAACTTTGGTTATACTTCAGCTAGTGCCAAAAGTTTTGACGAAGCTATTGCTCTAGCAAAAAAGACTGGTTTCCAATGTAGTATTATTAACAACAGTAATAAATCTGTTGTTGGTAGTTTTTGTCCTATCAATGGAGTTTTTAAAAATAATAAGGAGAGTGCTTAACAGCACTTTCCTATTTAATAATAATGAGGAGATAATAATGAGTATAATTAATAAACAATTAATTCAGAATAAATTAGATAAATTAGATTGGGCTATGCGTAGAATAGAAAGATTAAATAGAACAGTTGAGATACTAGAAGAACGACACGAAATAGCTTTAAGACTACTTTCTGAAAGAGATAAAATTATTCAAAAATATAAAGATAATAATGAGGAGAAATAAATGACACAATTAACTATAAAAAAAATAAACAGTTATCTTAATGAACACAATCCTAAAGTGTTAGTTAAATCTGGTTTAAATAAATATACCACCGATTTAGCTAGTGTAGTTTTTAGAAATGGAGTTTCTCAGTATGCTATAGATGTTTTTGATGCGTATTTAAACACTTATGTAAATAATACTTTTTACACTAAAGAAGCTACTGGGTGGACTGATGGGTTTGAACAAACAGATTATGATGATGTAGAGTTTGTTAAAATAAATCAATCTTACTGGTTAAATCAAGATTAATAATAATAATGAGGAGATAATAATAAAGGAGAATAAAATGGGTGGACTAAAATTTTATAATTTTTGCAGTAAAGATACTGTGAAATTTAAAGTAATAACAAAAAATAAAATTACTTATTATTTCAAGATTCATCATATAGACGACACTATAGGACTCTATGATAATGATATGAATTTAATAAAAACAATTAGAGGGGAAATCTAATGCGACAAATACCAAAATATACAATTTATAAAAAACTTGAAGATTTTAAATTGCCATTTTTGATAAAGCAATTTCAAGAAGAAGAAAAAAAAGAATTTGATTATAAAGGAAATATATCTCAATGCAAAACTATGATGGGTTTATATATTTATGGTCAGATAAGATTAATTCAACAAATATTAGATAAAGAAATATAGGGGGTATTATGAACAAACATATATTAAGACATATTTTAAAAAGTACCCCCAAGAGGTACACATTTTGGAACACGCATATCCGTTTCAAAATATTAGGAATTTGCTTTTTACTATTTATTATTGTTTGCTTGGCTGGTTGCAGTACAAAACCAATAGTAGATAGTAGAGGTAAATCATCTGCCAATGTCGAAGGCGACATGAACAGATACCATGATGACTTATATACTTGCGAAGCGCTAGTAAAAGACGAAACAAATTTTTTACTTGATGCTGGGAAAATAGTGTATAATTCGTTAAGATTTAGAGTGTTATGGCTTTCACCTAAATTGCAAACAAGACAAGATTATATAAATAATTGCTTGGAGGGTAGGGGCTATAATGTTGTTAACAAATAATAATAATGAGGAGAATATTATGACTGAAGAAGGAGTAATAGCTAAGACATACGACAACAGCAAAGCTAATGAAGAAGGAGTGTATATAAATAATTATGCTTTTGATTTAGTTGATGGAAGTAGACTATATTGCAAAGAAAAATTAAACCCTATTCCACAACCTAATTCTAAAATTAGTTATGTTGTTAAGGGTGGTGTCAAAACATCTGCGAACGGAAACCAATACCGAAATGTAGAAAATGTAAGGGTAGTGGGAGAAAATGCGCAGTCAGTAGCGCCAACCAATAACAGTAATGGATTTAAACCTGATAACAATAAAGACAAATTGATATTTGTTACTGGAATTGTAGGTCGTGCTATGGGGAGTGGAAGTTTCTCAGAGGAGAAAATAGACACACTAACTAGAAAAGCAGTAGAATCTTTTAACAAACATCTTGGCTAATGAAAGATTATAAAAAATTGTTCAGTAGATATTGGGGGTATGGAGAACAAGATACCCCTAATTGCTGGGCTTGTAATCAAGCTGTAGGGGTAGATATTCACCATCTGATACCAAAGGGTATGGGAGGTGTAAAAAACAACAGATTAAACAGAATAGACAATTTATTTTTAGTGTGTCGTAGTTGTCATACTTTGGCGCATAAAAACAAATCTAAGAATGAAGAATACAAACAAATATTATTAGAAAGAATTAAATTAAGGGAAGCTGGTTATGTCTGAAAAGAAAAACAAATATGTAATTAATTTAAGTATGGAATTTAAATCAAGACCAACAAAAAGTGAAGTGGAATCAAAACTGTTTGATTTGCTTAAAGATGGATTTACTTTGCGTACACCAGAAGAACAAGATGATTATATTAGAGCAAAAGAAATTAGGGAAAAGAAAAGTGCCTAAGAAAAAAGTTATAGAAAAAGATGGTACAAGTAACCATTGGAAAAAATTAATACACCATAAGTTGTGTAGCTTTTGTGATAATGTCGCATTTCACTATGAGAAGTTTAAATATTACTGCGAGGATTGTTACAAAAAATTAGTAAAGAAAGGGAGATAAAATGAATATAAGAAAAATTATAGATTCGTTTAAGAACGGATTAATTGATGGATTATTTAAAGGTGAAAAAAGCAAAATTACTCATAAAAATAAAGACTATGTAAAAATATATAGAGAAGGGTTTGACTTTGGAGTAACCATAAATCCTAACAGAATAAAAAATGACTGATATTTATAGCTTACAGTTTGACCCTAATAAGTTATCACACCAGCAAGAAAAACTGGGTTTAGAATATAGCGACAACGACACAGCATTAGAGATAATGAAAAAAGAGTTACAGCTTATAATATCAGAATTAACACTTCACTATTCTCAGAATGTGAAGTATAAAAATACATCAGAATTAAATGCGCATATTTATTCTGACCCAAGAATTAAGGATTTCAATAAGAGATATGCTGAAGTCCTTAAAATTAGGAATCGGTCTAAAATTAGATACGAAACCTTTAAGACTTTCAGAGAGGACTTGAGAACAAAAGTTGTCAATGAAAGAGAGATGGCAAAACATTTATAGAAAGGAGTATGTTATGAGCCAAGTAAAGAAGATAAAAAGTTACCTAGAGGAAGGTAACAAAATCACACCACTAGAAGCATTAAATCAATTCGGAAGTTTTAGGTTAGGTGCTATTATTCATATACTAAGGCGAGAAGGTATGAATATAAAAACAAATTATATTACAGTAGAAAATAAAACATTTGCTGAATATGAACTTATCACAGAGCCACAACAAAGTTTTTTAGAGGGAGAAAAAAATGACGGATAGATTATTTTCTGAAATAGAACTGGAAGAAGAATCAAATAAAGTTGATTTGACCAAAGAACAAGCTATGGCTAGGTATAAACCTCAATTAGATAGTATGGACATTTTAATTAAAGGTTTAGACCAGTACCAGCTTAAATTCGGTACAGAGAGCAATGTATATTATGAAGTATTAGAACTAAAAGCAAAAGTAATTAAGAACAAGGAAGCTTTAGAGCAATTTCTGGGTGATATATGATTGAGTACATAAAATTTTTTATAACTGTGATTTTATTTGCAATAGTTATTCAAGTAATGGGTGTTGTATGATAGAACATTTTAAAAAGTTTGATGGTGGTGGTAAGAAAGACTTACTGCCACTATCTTTTAGTCAGCTTACAGAGTTTGCTTTTCATAGAGAGAGATGGGCGCTAAAAAGATTGTATGGATATGAGTTCCCATCAAGTCCAGCTATGGAAAGAGGGAAGGCTGTAGAATCAGGTTTAAATATGTGGCTCAATGGTATTGATGCAGATGATTCAATAAAAAAAATGCAACAAGAATATGATACTAATTGCAATGCTTTTGAAAATGCAAAAATACCAGAAGAAAGAGAAAACTTAGTTCCATTATTTAATGAAGGTATTGATAGATTAAAAGACTATGCTTTTAAATTAAATCTAATTGGGTATCAAGAAAAAGTGGAGATGGATATTCAAGGAATACCATTAGTAGGATATACAGATTTTCACTTTATAGATACGAAAACAAAAGAGGACTTTTATATCGATTTAAAGACTTCTCTTAGAAAACCCAATGGAATATCCAACAGCCACGCTATGCAACAAGCTATTTATCAAAGTGGAACTAATGCTAATCAAAAGCTTTGGTATTTAGTGTGTAAAAAATCTGGTACAGAATTTTATGAGTTCAGTTTAGATAACTACAC